GTTTGTCCAGCATCAATATCTTTGCCCAATATTTCATTGAGGTTTGAATTGACGCGAGTTGCCGCCTGTTCGCCGCGTTGCGTTATAAAATCATTAATTTTCCTTGCTGCTTCTCTGGCGGGGCCAGTAACATTTGGCGCGATTAACTGCTGATCTTGACCACCAGTAACATCATAAACCGACATTGGCTTTTGCGCTGCTATAGCATCTTGAATTTCTTGATCTGTCGGCGCTCTGTTGTTTTCACGCGCAAGCTTAATGGTCTGAGCAATTCTTGTATTTGCTGCTTCATTAGGATCTAAAATATTACCAACGACTTTTTTGCCTTGAATAGCACCTTCGCCAGTTACGCCTCCGGCAAGGGATCCTAAAATACCCAAAGCAGTTCTTGTGGTAGGGTCAGTTAAACCAATCATGTCTGCGGCTTTGTCAGCAGCCTCGACACCAGCTAAAGCCCCTGCTCCACGGATAGCTTTTTCTGCCAGTTTCCCCTTGCCAAACATGCCGGGGGCCATGACATCTATTGCCGTTTGAGTAAATTGACCCGGAGGGGTTTGGGATTGATATGCTGGCCCAACTGGCAAAACCTGTTTGGCATACGGATCAACTGCTTGGGCAATTTCTTGTGTAGAATAAGGTCGGCCCTGCTCATTGGTAGCGCGAGCCATATCAACGGCTTTATTTACCAAATCAATTCGGGCTTTGCCTTCGGGGGTATTTGTATCACCGCGAGCAGCATTGTATAATTTAACCGCACCGACTTCAGTCGCAGCTACACCATTTTCAATGGCTTTTGAAACAAAATTCAACAAATCTGCAGGTGCATTCACCACGCCAATAGGAAGACGTTCAGTGGCCGCTAACGCACTTTTGGGAACATCATAAGTAGGACGCAAGTCTGGCCGCGCAGACAACATACCAAGATCTGCGTCAGACAAAACAGGCTTATTAGGCAGTGTTGCAACCGGAACTTCTGCTGGTTTCTTAGTTGAACCCATTCCCAAGTCTTCATCACTCAATAGATCTGGTTGCGGCGCTTGATCCGTCATTGTGGAGTGAATCCTTTAATTGAATTTCTGTCCCAACCTTTACCCGCCCAAGTAGCAATAACGCCATTGGGGTATTGTGCTTTCATATCGCCGCCAAGCTGTTCATTAGGAATAACATACTGATACCCAGAACGCCGTAATCCAGAATCGGGTAGATCGCCCAACACTGGAGTGGTTGCTCTTCCATTATCTACAAATTTGCCAAAATCATGTTGGGGATCTTTTTGCCAATTTTGCAAAAATTGATTGTATTGAGCCTTTGTCGCCAACTTGCCATCTGTGGCACGCCAATCGTTATAGTCATTATAAAATTGATCTTCGTAATCCATTGCTCCCTTAGCAAACCCTATAATGTTTCGGTTTGTTTTTGGTTGCAAATCTGGATTCATATTAGCTTGTTTTTCACCGCTTATTGTGGTCGCCAACAAACGGCCACCCAAGTCTTTAACTCGATCAAACATGGCTTGGGCAGAATCTTTTGCAAATGTCTCATAATTAGGAGAATCGCTATCTAATTTGTATTTATCTACATTTAATCCCAATGCATCTGCGTAGGCTGGCAATTTAGCTTTAATGTCACTTAATTTACCGCTTTGCCATGCGGACAAAATTTCTGAAGCATCGTTGATACGCGCCCTAGCCTGAGGACGTGTTTCAGCTTTGGATGCAAATTCATCATCAAGCTTATTCATATCTGCAACGCTAGTTTTTAAAACTTCCGCTTCTGCAGCTCTTTTTTGTGCAGCGGCAACGGCTGTTGGAGATGGGGCATAACCAGCAGGCTCACCTGTGTCGGGGTTGATTAATTTTGTAGCGCGTTGCCCAGTAGCGATTTCATCAGCTATTTTCCGATTGGCGGCAACTTGCTCAAGAGCTTGTTTTGCTTCTGTTTCCCGCGATTTGCCGAACCCTGACAAAAAGTTATATTCTTTCATTGCATCATCGGCAAGACTGTTAAAATATTCAGGAGTTGCATCAGGCGCTATGTCTGGAAAAGCCGCTGACTTTTGTGGAGTTCCCTTAATTTCAGCAACTTGAATTTTAGGCATAGATGTATCAACATCTCCCTCTCCCGCTCCGAGGGTAGAAGAAATTAATTTAGTAATATCTGATTTTTGTTGGATGGCATCTGGTTCAGGCATGGGAATATCCGCACTAGCTAAACCACTTTGTTCAGTTCCACCTAAGGCAAGACCAACTCTACCTCCTTTTGCACGCGCAGGTGGTGTTCCACCAATAACAAAAGAACTTAACCCCGGAGGAAGTTTTAACATTGCAGCACTATTTTCATAAATATTTATAAATTGTTCTTTGGAAATATTTTCGTTTGTTTCAATATTTTTATAAAATCCCCCTCTTTGCGGTTCATATTTTTGTTGTAATTTGTTCAATAACTCAAAACCGTTCTTGATTTGTTCTTGATTTAATTGCTGCCCACGAAGGCCTAGTTCGCCCTGTTGATAAGCAGCAGTATTCGCATCGGCATATGCCCGAAGCGCGTCTTCTTGGAGCTTTGTTTGATAATCGCGAAGAGATTTTGTTGCGTTATAATATGTTCCCAATCCTTCTTGAGCGCCTTCACCAACTGCAACGAAAGGATTAGTAGATTTGCTGCTAAGCATACCCAAGCCAGCAGCCATAACACCAAGATTAGCTTCATCCGATAACGGATGGCCAACAATCATTTCTGCAAGCGTTCTTGGTTTGTTCGGATCTGGCGGGGCTTGAAGATTTTGTAGCGTTTGGTTTATTTGACTCCCCATAGATGCAAGTTGGCTGCTATATCCGCCAACGCCGCCGGAGTCGCCATCATCTCCTGCATAACCTTTGCGGCCAACTACGCCACCAGATGCAAAATTATAGTCTGCAGCGGACTGCGGAACCCAATTTGCGTATTTTGCTGTTATATCAGCAGATGTTGGGGAATATGGCGAAAACAATCCGCCAAACGCAGATTTGATATTAGCGCGTTGCCCCGGCGTGGTCGTCGCGGATTTAATGATAGATGTAAGATCTGGACTATCATCCTTGATTGCGGATGCTCTAGGTTCAGTTGTCCAACCTGTACGTACTTTTTGTACGTTAGCAAGAGGCATAATATCAGCAAGAGTTAATGGTGTCTGAGACCCGCCACTTGGTTGGTAAGTGTATGGAATATCGCTAAAATACGTTGATTCAACCCCGCCCCGCAAAGCGTAATTAGCCCGACCCAATCCTTCATGGACTGCCCCACCCATAGAATCAGCCAAGCCACCGCGTGCAAAATGGCCCTTATCAGCAGCATGTTTGGTTGCATCATCGTAGTTAAGATAACGCATGCCTTTGTCGTCTTTATGGACAGCAGAGGGATTGTGCTTTTCAACTTCCTGCGCGCTTAAGCCCATGCGGGTCGTGTCGTCGCCCTTGTAATTATATTTATAAATATTCTGGCCATCGAAGGTTTTACCAACAGGCTCCATGTTTTCCTTGAACCGTTCATCGGATCCAAGCAAACCTGTTTGGCCTAAAGCTAAAGTTCCACCAATAATAGATGAAAGCATATTGCCTGTTGGTTGAGATGTAAGAGCCGTGCCACCGGATTGGCCACCAATTCCCAATAGCAAGTTAGCAAGCAATTGCTCATTCTGATACGGGAATGCCTGAGCAGCTTGGAACTGCTGTTGATTTGCGGTATCTGTTGCTTGTTGAACGCCGCGTTGAACCGCGCCAGCACTCATTTGAGCTTGAGCACCTTGCAATGCAGCATTTTGCGCCCCAGTTCCTAATGCAGCCAATTGCTGTGATGTTGCTTGATCGATGCCAAATGCCTGACCAGCAAGACCAGCTTGAGCCTGCGCTGCGCCAACGTCTTGAGAATATGCTTGTTGACCGATATTGGCCAATTGCTGTGCTGTCTGCGAACCAGCGCCAAAATTCTGTCCGGCCAAAGCAGCTTCTTCTTGGGCCGCAGATAGTCCTTGGCCAAAACCTTGCTGGCCCAATGCTGCGATCTGGTTAGCTTGGTTGGCCAATGCTGCACGATTGGCTTGGTCAGCACTAAGATTAACGCCTTGTTGTTGTTGGAATGCGCCTAAACCTTGCGCATAACCCTGATTAAGCAAATTGCCTAACACATTTCCAGTAGCTATGTTCTGTTGGCCCTGCAAAGCAGCACGAGCCAAATCAGCACGCTCACCACCAAAAGCACCTTGCGTAATTTGATTGCCAATTAAACTCTGTTGGTCCATTTGCTGCTGTTGCTGCAATGGAGCAAGTGTACCCTGAACCACTTGGTTCATATATGGGTTCATGTATTGGCTTAATGCGTTTTGGCTAAATTGCTGAGCGTATACAGGAGCGGCTGCATTGCCAGCCAAATTGGTAGCTTGGGTAAGATAATTTTGGCCCTGCCCCAATGCAGCATTTACAGCAGATTCTTGCTGTTGAACTTGAGGAGTTAACTGCGAATACGCGGAATTTAATACATTTGTTGCATTTTGGTTGTATTGGGAGCCTAATTGCTGCCCCAAACCAACTTGACTATATGCAGCTTGAATTTCTGGTAATGCTAAAGCTTGGCCTTGATTGATATCGGTTGTAGCTTGAGCGTAATAAGGTTGAGCTAAGCCAGCTGAAGCATTTACATCTTGAATACCGGACTGCTCAGTGGGGGATAATCCCGCCACCATTTGGCCAGTATATTGCTGGTAAGGTTGGTTATATGTATTCCAAGCCAGACTTGTTAATTTATCATAATTTGCCTGTACGTCGGCAGGTGGGAGCGTTGTCGTAGTAGATGTCGATGTACCTGTAGAACCACACACGGCAAAACTCCAAACTTAAGTATTTACTTCCATTTCATCCGACGAAGCATTCTTAGCCCCGTATACGAAAAAAGCACCGATAGGCGTACCAAAGTGTTTCTGGTATAGCTCCACTTTAGCATTTGTTCTGTGATTTGACAAAACCCCAATCATAAGGGGCATTTCCAATCCATCCGCTGTATTTTTGGCAAATTCTATCATCTTATGCAGCCGAGATACAGTGGCATTTCTATATTCGGGGCGGACAAATACTGCTGATTCTTCCAAAAATGGCGTATCGGAATAGAAGTTCGTGGCAATCCGTAGCGCCGTCATGGCTTCCAAATTGCCTTTTGGCCCTACCACGCCAATGATCCCGCCGTGTTTGTGCAAAAGTGGGCGCACATTGTGGCGAACCTTGGCTTCATTAAACTCAAACATGCCAATTTCTTGATGCATTAATTTGGCTAAAGTTATAACACCATCTTCGTCTTCAGGCTGGGCAACTCTTACCAAAGGCTCGGTAGTAACACGTTCATACTTAGGCATTCTTTTACGCGCACTCTTAGACAAGCGAACACGTTGTTTTTTAAACATTTCGTCCATTTTTAATCCTTCTTTGGCGGGGAAAGTTTTTGAAGAGTTTTAATATGCTGTTTACGTAATTTCATTACGAATTGGTCCAATATGCGATGGCCCAGATCAATATCCCCATTACCAATACCCAATACTGCATACGGCGGAATAACGTACTCTCCGCCAGCAGCAACAATAGGGACAGGATTACCAGTGTCGTGAGATCCATCGTCATGATATTTTGATATCATTTCTGTAATGTTTTTGAAACCGCTTAGTGTATTTCCCTCGCCAAGAAACGCCACTTCTTCCGCCGGAATGACGTATGCCCCAGCAGGAACATGCATGGGAAGATGGTCTGTGCGACCTGCAACAGGGCTATGAATTGGCCCGACATGCACTATGTTCCCGTTTTGTTCTCCACCACCTGCTTTTCCTGATCGAGCAATATTTAATGCCGCAGCTACGGCTTGGTCATGCGGATGTCCTGAGCGGGACATTTCGCTTATATTCTGGCTGATTGTGGCTTGGCTAGACCCGTGTTTTAATGGCATCACGAATATCCTACAGAAATAATGGACCCAGTGCCGGGGGAAAAGTATAAACCCGTCGCAAATGGAACTTGGATTTGATAGATACCAAGCGTATTAGGAACGGCGTAAATGCGAGAACCTGATGCTGCCGAAGTAGCATCATAAAGATAACCCTGTGTAGAGCCTGCTACTATAACGCTTACGGTGGCCAACCAACCAGACGAAGATTTAATTATTGCCCCGGCAGACAATTCTTTACTGTTTGACGCACCAGCATGAAAATTTACAGCGTTTGCATATGAATTAATTGCAATAACGCCATTTTTCTGAGTAGTCAGGATATCATCTAAACTAGCCATTAGAATTTCCCGTCTAATTGATAACGGAATTTAATGCCGCCCAATCGCCAGAATGTCCCAACATCTTGAGACGACAATGAAAACGCCATGTAACGCGCCCTGATTCGGCAAGATATGTATTCCGTTGATTGCGTCATAGGAAATGTAATAGACGATACCTGCCCAGATGGCGAACCAGAATAGTAACTGGTTGACGGAGAAGTTGCAGTATCTGTAGCATAATTTGTATAATAAATGGTCACATACACCGTAGCGTTTTGATTGCCGCTATACGTGCCCCATTTCATATCAGGCCAAATTTGGTCCACAAACACAATATTTTCGCCCTCGGTAAGCTGAAAATAACCTGTTTGAAATGATGAAAGCATGGGTGTAGTGGTTGTTCCCACCGCAGCATCGTTACCTACTTCGTGTTGATAGATGTATGTATCGCCACCCGCAGCAATAGGAGATCCCAAGCCAGATTGGTCAATCCATGCTGTACGGCTCAACGTACCAAAATCCCACTGCCCAATAAGGAAATTATATTTTACATATGAATCGTTTTCTGTGGAGTTTTGCGATGGGTAGTACCAAGTTACTTCGTTAAATTGGGAATTAACGCCGCAACATACTTTATAATAATAGTTTGGATTAATGTTTTGAAAAACTACGTCAAATATTGGGCATGGCATTGGTTCCGGGCCGCTGCCTGTCATTACAAAGAAATTGCGTTGAGACATCCAGTAAATGGAATTATTGACCTGACCAATGCAATGACGGGATATCGCACCGCAATTTGATCCAATTTTATTAAACCCATAAACAAGTGGGAATCCCACATATTGCATGGCCCACAAATCAATATCTGTCCAAATAAGACCTTGTTGCGGCCCTTGGAAACCAGCTACAATTTTTGAACCTGTAGGAATACGATACGAACCTGCTTGATTGGTTACAGTAGCATTCCAAGTCGTAAAGTCTTGGACATCTGACCAGCGGATGAGCAACGGATCCGGCGAAAGCGTAAAGCTAGATCCATAGGCTATGACTTGTCGTTCTGGCATGGCGACAAAGATGCCACTATTAACCAATGGAGATTGGGCGCTTAATATCTGCGCATTTAAAACTGAGCCGTTAGGTTGCCAATAGTAAATTGGCCCACCCGCTGGGCATGCAATTAAGTCTTGCCCAAAATTATCTAAAGTCCAATCTGTCGCTGTAATGGCAGTGCCGGGATTTGTAATAGCCGTACCAACGCCAAAGCCACCAACACCAAATCCGCCAACGCCGAACCCGGTGCCAATCGGCTGAGGTCCAATGCCAATATAATAAACAGATTGAACATTCCCGTTATTGATAGCGGTAGGGCCAGCCGATGATGTAGCTAAGTTAGATGCGGCAAATGTAAATGATCCTGCACTGGGCACGCTTACGACAGTGTACAACCCAGACAGTGTAATTCCGCCAATTGTAAGCGGCACGCCTATATAGAAATTAGACCCAACGCTATAACCGTGGTTGTCAAAATACCCTGTAACAATAGAAGATGACGAGGTTGTCTGAAACGAATAAACACCAACTAATTTTGCTGTTCCCGTGCCAGCGCCAACGCCTGTGGCATTAAATATCACGCCAACCGTATTCGCCGATGCGCCAATTAACGTGTAATCCGTCGTGCCAACGGTTACAATTTTGTACGTTTCCCCCACAACAAAAGAGCCTGCTGTGGTATTTGTCGATGTATTGGCCGTCGATGTTGCCGCAGATCCGGCATTAATTGTGTATGTTGTCCCGGCATAGGTCAATAACTGGTAGGGACCAGTAAGCACCAGCCCGCCAACAGAAACGGGTGTTACAAAGTCAACGTAGTCAAATACAGTCAATACCGTTGTATTAGAATCCGTGACTGAAACTGTACTAGATCCAGCTGTAGTTGCAAAAACAGGGGCGGTATTTGTCGTAATTGTGCGTGGCGTTATATCCGCCAAATTTCCATTAGTTAAAACGCTTAACGAAGATTCTGCGCCAATACCAAGATGGTTAATGGCATTTAAATCTGACCACGCTTTTAGTGCGCGAATCTTGGACCCAATAGCAGAATTAAAATATGCAACCCATCCGCCCAACTTCTGAGCAAGGCCAAATCCATTACGCTCTGATAGAAACCGAACAAGCTGCGATGACGAATACGCAGCCTCATTTAATACTGGTGTATTGTTAGTTTCTACGCCGGGTTTGAGCTTTATGGTTCCAAAGGGCATGATTAGCCCCTAGTCGGTGAAGCAGCAGGAGCAGGCGAATAGGATGTCCATGCAGCTGCTTGGAATTTCTTGCGGTTTTCTTCTATCAAGGCGCTGGCTTTGAGTGCTTGATACTGCGACTCATACGTTTGAGCCATCTGGGGGTCATCATTTAAGCGGCCAAAGTTGCGTTGGAACGCCGAAATATAGATCATAGATGCCATAATAAACATATCTGGCAAATAGGTAGATATGAATGTCGTAGTGTTAGATGCAGAAAGTGGCGCAGAACGAATTGTCCCGGTCAATCTAACAGCATAGCTTGAGCTTGGAGTCGGTCCTACGATGATATACTGGCTTGTATTACCTGTAGTATTAGTATCGCCGCCATAAACAGCAAAATACTGAGGCAGGCCAGTAGCAGATCCCGATCCGTAAACATTTTGTATAAATTCCTTGCCAACAGGCAATAACGGGGTTGAGTTTCCTAACCCGTCTATAACTTCAAAAGTTTGAGGAACAATGAATTGAGACGTTGGCAGGGTTAAAGTGTTATTTCCACCCGTAAATGTGTAAGCATTTGTGCTAATTTGCGTAGACAAAAAGTCTAAGTCTCTTTGCATACGAAGTTCTGCGTAGTCAATCATAGATGGAATAATAATCGTGAAATTAGTATCCGTGACAGGGACTACTGCCATTGTCGCTATTTGCTGCACATATGATGCGTATGTTAACGACATAACTAACCCCTACGACGCCATGTCAAAAGCGGCTTTTTCCACAGATGCAACCCGACTTGACCAACCACGACCAAACGTATCATAAGTTGGCAAACTTTGCAAAAACGCTAATCTTTTTTCGCAGACTCCCGTAGCAATCTCACGAGGGTTAGCCGCTTCACAAGCACTAATTGTGGCTTCCCCGACTTGTCCGTCTTGAGCCACACCGAGTACCTGCTGAAGGGTTTTCGCGGCACGGCTTACCCCACTATTAACAGCCATATCAAAAGTGGCATAGTCAATGCCAAGAGGAAGTGAGTCGCCACTGATTTTATCCCAATAATTAGCTTTATACAAAGGTGCTACATCCTGCGGTCCTAAAGCCCTCATTTCAGCCTCGGTTACAGGATTTCCTACCCAACTTTCCCAAACCGCTTTAGTGACACCTAAATTGGTCATTCCGCCGGGGTCTTTGGGGTTATTAACAAATCCGCCTTCTGACTTAAGAACAAGGGCTAAACATTGCTCAAAATTATCTGCACTCACTTTGCATGCACCCCAAGTGTTTTTTCGTAAGTTCGAAGACCTGCCATGCCAAGCATAGCTGTTACCAGTTCCATGAGGGATGAATCCAAAACAGGCAGATCATGCCACCCCGCCCCGAAGGCAATTGGACGCAGTAGGTATTGGTACGAGAGGCCAATAGCGCCAACCCACCCAATAGCAGGACGCCAACCACTAACAAAAATATTTGTGCTTTGTGCTTCATTCGCGTTTACCGTGTTCTGCTGTGCGTCCCAATCTTGCAAAGAGGAACGAAGAGCTGCTTCAGCTTCCTGACGCTGATTGGGATCAGGAATGAATTTGTTTACAATCTGCAGTCCTGCGCTAATTGCATCGTCAATGCCAAACGCCATGTTACTTCACCGTCACCATAAGAAATACGCCAATTGCGCCAATACCTAATACCAGAAAACCCACAATACTGCTAACCATAATCAAATCCTTGCGGTTTTCTTCCTGCTCCTTTAACGCCGCCGCAGCTTGCCGAGCCGCCTCTTTCCGCATCTCAATAACCTGCCGCTGAATACCTTCCCACGCCGCAGGACCATATTGGCCCACAAACATGTTCTTTACCTGAAGCTGCATATCTTGAGCTTTGGCTTTAACAGCGTAGCGTTTTACCGCTTCCGCTTCGTAGTCCGCTTGGCTTTGGAATAATTTTTTCTTATGCGGCGTTGATGTTACCGTAACAATCTGGCCGATCTTACTGAATAAATTGCTTACCTTCTCCGCAGTCTCCATCATATCCCGACCCGAATCAACGGCGGACTTGATGCTATTGTAGATTGCAGTCGCGCCAGCGATGAGGGTAAATGGATCCATTATTCTGCCGCAGGAGTTTCGGGAGGTGTTTCTGGCGCAGACGCTTCAATTTGTGGCTTGGCTTGCCCATGCAAAAGCGCAATCAAGTCAGCCACTTCGGAATAAACGCCGGCGCTTAAATGTTTAAGCACGGTATTGATGTGAGACACCGTCAGTTTTAATTCCAATTCTAAATTGTCCATAATGTCCTCCTAAAAGGGTGGTGTTTGAGATTGGGAAATAGGTTTAGTCAGTTGACCGATTTGCACTGCAATTAACTCTTCAACGCCTGGCATACTAATGCACTGTGAAACCCATTGTGCCGCAAGGGATTGGGTAATGTCGTCATAGGAAACAAATTCTGCCGGATTAGGCGTTCCTAAATTAGCAGTGCCGGATGAAGACGACGTGACAGACCCATCCGTACCCGTACACACCCAGTTAATGGCCGTAACCACATTGGGCAGTCCGTTTGATAGTGGATTCACTATAAATTGAGGGAACGACCAAGCAAAATTCATAACGCCCCCGCATCAGAGTCCCAATATCATCGCATAAGCAATAGACTGTGCTTGTGTAACATTTCCAACGCTTGATGAACTAGCCAAACCAACATTAGTCCCGTCGCAATACATAATAATGCTATAGGTGCGCGGAATAGCCAGCGTGCCACCTGCTGCGGCATTGCTGCCATTATTAGATCCTATAGATACGGTGTATATGCCCGTGGTGTTATTGGTAACAATCCACATCCCGCCAACGCTTTGTGGCAATAAAACCAATTGATTCGCCGCTAATGCACCCGTAAGCAGGAACCTCATGCACTGGGACGTGTTACCCGCTGCCGTGGAACTAGGAGCCGCAATATTCGTATACGTTGTACTTCCGCTGGTGCTGACCGATACGCTAGTCGTATTGCCAAACATCTGGTCAAGGATGGTGGCGTTATAGTTAAGCGGCTGATCCCACGTAGGGGATGTGCTATTATACGCTGGTTCGTTTAGGGCAAGGTTGGTGGTAATACTCATTTGTCAGCCTTCCCATCCAGCTTGTCGTAAATACGCTGGAACATGCTTTCAATATGATCCATGCGTTTGTCCAAATCTTCTTTAAGGACGTATTCTTTTGGCAGGGCGGCTTCTAGTTTGCTTAAATCCCGCTGTAGTTCTTTAACAGCACCCCATAATTCCCGCATGAGCCACCCAGCTACGGTTAGAATAGCACCTAATCCAAGATTTATGAGGTTCTGAAATTCAACCATAATTAAGATTCCCGGATGATCGCGGTAGAAGTATCCCTGTCAATGGATAGTACACCATAACAGACAATATTCCAATCCATACCATCCCGTTCATCCTTTACGGGAACATTAATATCCAAGTGCTTGAATAGGTATTCTTTGCCGCCATTTTCAAACACCCGCCAAACATGATCTTCCGTCCCACGTCCCGGCTGGCCCCGTGTTTTATTAAAGCGGATGCCATACTTGTTCATATAACCTCCGCCGCGGGCATAGGTGGGTTAGCCACTGCCGTCAGGTTAAAGTGTACGAATGTCATTGGATCGTTGGAAGCGTTGCGGGTAAAACTGTGTGCCAACCAAGCATTCGTAAAGATCAATGTGCCATCTTCTGGGGCAACATTGATAGCATTGCTTGCATGGGTAATGTTGGCTGGATCAAATTCTGGAAGTCCTATTTGTACCTTACCAGCACGGGGATCATGGAATGTGGCTACAGAATCGTTCTGCGGCGTCTTAAGGAAGTAAAACCCGACAATCTGTGCCCCATGTGCATGAACGTGCTGATCCATGCCGCTGTATTTATAATGCTGCTGCGCCCACATTTCGGTAAATGACGTGCTAAAATTACGCACATCATAGCCCTGTTCGCCCAAAATGTTCCATGCGGTTGCGCCAATATAGGCACAAAGGTCTTCCATACGCGGATCGTCGTATAGGTTGTCCGTCATATAAACAGGGTACACTTCATTGGTGCCGCCCTGTTCCTTTTTGCGCTTTTCAATATATTCATCAACAACCTTGCGGGTGTTGTCCAAAAATTCGGGCTTTTTAATTACATAAATGGTCGTTGGAAAGCAGTGAATAGGGTTTAGTTCATCTTTTGCATCTGCCATCGTTTATCCCCGTTGTTGCATTTCTTGCTGCATCTTCTCCATATTTGCAATTTCTTCCGCCGTCAAATCACGGACATTCCAAGAAAATACCCACTTGCCGTCCCGTACAAATGGTTGTTCTGAACGTGACACGGTTTGCGTTTTTCCGTCATACGTAGGATCTGCATCAATCTCCACATACTGAATGCGGTAGCCATGCACATTGTATGCGTCAGTGGTCGGGAATATCTCCACAAAGTCACTGTACGGCGTATATCCCAAGCCGGGATTGTCCCGCATGAGTTCTTCCGCACCATAAGGATATTCAACAAACTGATTGTCGGTGGTGGTTTTAACGTATCCGGTCATGATGATTTGTCCTCAAGAAATGCTGGTGCTTGCTTGGTT